CCTGGATCGCTAGGACTTACACCTGGTAATATCCAAGACAACCCTGCTTTAGTCCATTCTCTTATCTCCCAACCCAACATTGTCAAAGGTAGAAGCATAAGGGCCATCATAGCTAGCGGCATTGCTGCAGCACTTATTCCACCATTTTTTGCCCCGCCTTTTGCATCTCTTAAAGCTCCGCCTACGATTGTTTTTCCGTAAGCATAGTAAAAAGATTTTAACTGCCATATTAAAGCGTATCTAGGATCGTTCGCCCAGTTAGGTCTTTCTGCAGAGTTTGGACGTACGATAGATTCATCTACAAACCTAGCTAGCGCTTCATCTACTTTGGCTTTTACTTCTGGGGAGGCTTTGCCTTCTGCCCAAGCGTCTACTTCTGCAGCAGTAACTTGTAACTCTTGTAAGTAAGATACAGAAGTTTGCTCTCCGGCTTTAGCTTTTTTAGCATGGTCAAGTAAAAACTGTTTGCCCATACCAGTAGCAAACACTCTAGTAAACCTAGTAAACATTTCTAACCCAGTTACTCTAAAGAAAGTATTAGATACTTTTTGTCCACCCTGGCTTAAGAAATCTACTTCTCCCGCATTAATAAAGAAAGTAGACATGGCATCTATACCTATCACTCCTATTTCTTTTGCAAGTTGACGCCCTTCTTCTGGGTTTTTAATCATGTCTTTTAACACATTAAATATAGGTCTTGTGTCTAAGCTTCTAGATCTAAGTACAGGACCTGCTAAATCTGGAATAGAAGCAAGCACAGTAAAAGCTAGTAGGGTAACTATGTTTAAAACCAAGCCTACGTTATTAGCCATTTTTAATATGCCATTAGTAATAGGTTTTATTCGGCCCATCATGCCGTCCTGTATTCTTTGCGCTTCTTCTTGTTGTGCGGGGGTTAACTGTTCCATAAGCTCACGTAGGTATTTTACCCCCCCACGTTTTTCAAACTCACTTCTTGTTACTGCTTTATCTATGTATTTTTTAAGTGCTACTTCAGGGGCTTCTATCGCGTTTATACTTCTAAGGTCTTCCCTAGTTAATTTATCAAATAGGGGTTTGTACGATTTCATAATCCCTACATCTAAAGGATCATTTGTTTTAGATTCAAACTCTAAAGAACCGCTGCCTTTTTCTACAAGCGAGTCTACTGCTTTTGTTACTTGCCCTAGTGCTACTTCAGGATTTTTTTCTGCCAATAACCCTATAAGAGCTTTTCGTATATTTTCATCTCCCGCCACATCATATATAGCAATAAAACGTGGGAAGAAGTCTGCACGCTTTGCTACACCCAGGTCTTTTAATCCTAGTTCATCATAGAACACTCCTAAAAACTCCCTTAGTTCTTTGGCTTTAGGGTTTGTCAACTCTGCTGTTGGTGTATCACTTTCAGCTTCTGCTAGTATAGCGTTTTGCGATGGAGTTAGAGTTGAATAAAAGTTAGGGTCTGTTAGGTCAAAGTTATCATTTACGTTTAGGATTTCAGCTACTTTAGTTACATATTTTTGAGTTAGCCTATTTCTAGATAACAGTAACCCCGTTTTTGATAGGGTCCTAGATTGATTGTAATAGAAATCCGCTATTAGAACCCCTGCTGGGCCCATATCTCTAAGTCTTCCATCAGATGTATACAGTATTTTTTTAACCCAGTTAGGCATTTTATCTAGGCTAAGTAGTTTAATAGCTTTGTCTTGTACTTTTCTTAGCTGTTTATCACTAAAAGTTTCAGGGCCTAAGATAGATTCTATTTTCTTTTCTATTCTTGCTTTTACTTCGTAGGGTATTTTTTTCTGAGTAGGGGCTCTATATTTATCTGCTACAGTAGCTATGTACTCTTGTGCTGTTTCATTAGCTTCTAGTCTTCTTCTATTAACAGGGCCAAGAGAATTATAAAAATCTAAAAGTTTTTTAGCCAATCTTCTAAACCAGGATTTAGCACCCACTGACATTTCTTTAAAGCTTTTGTCTGCATCTAAACTAATACCTAGTTTTTCTCTAATAGCCGCCCCAAACTGGTCAGCTACCCATTCATCAAAACCCGTATCCTGATTTTTATAGGCAGAGGGGGTATTTGGTTTGGCTTTTTCTTTTGCAAATTCAGCTAATAATTTTTCCCTAACTTTACTTACTTTTAAACTTTTGTCAGTTTCTTGTCGTACGAACGACTCCCCAAGTTCATGCATAAGCGTTTGTGCGTATCCTCCTACATTACCATCTGCACGTGGAGCTAATAAAATTACATCGTAATTTCTAAAAGAGACGTTTGCACCCAGTACTTTTCTACCTGCAGCTATGTCAGCTTTCATTTGGTCTTGGGCTTTTTTAATCCTTACGTTTGCGCCACCGCTGCCTAAGTTTATTTTTTCGTTTGCATTAAATATTTTTATGTTTGTCCTTAAACCTAAACGTCTTGCTGCTTGTATTATTTTATCTCTTGTTTTTGCGTTTAAGCCTTTTTTAAATTCGGTTGGTTTCAGCGCAGGTTTTGGTTTTGGTTTGGTTTCCTGTTTAGCTGCTTGTTTAGCATCCGCTCTTTTACGTGCTTCTGTAGATATTTTAGCCCTTCTTTTACCTTCTGCTTGCTCTCTATTAGCTTCTTGGTATTGCTCTTCCATCTGTTCATCTTCAGTAAGTTCACGGTTTTTGACAGGTTGCGGTTGCGTAGTATCTGCTTCTGGTTCTGGTTCTGTCACAAAATTTTCACGTTCCGGGCTTTGTTCCCCGTCTTCTGTAGGTTCGGCTACATAATTCTCTCTTTCTACGCCTTGAGTAGCACCCTCTTCATCTGGTTGAGCCATACCCATTTCTTCTTCAAACCGTTCGTCTTGAGTAGGCGCCCCCTCTTGTACAATTGCCATCCTTGTAGTCCCTGTTTTGGGTATAACTAGAGAGATAGTACCAGTATTAGGATCGTTAAATTTTACTTTGATACTAAAGTTTGCGGAAATTAAACCGGAGCCCTTTGTTATAAAACCGTCTGGTGAACGTGATATAGCAAGTACAGTGCCGGTTCCATAATCTTTATGGTTAATTTCTAACCCTTCTTCTAAGTCCTCCGATACAACTGGATCTATGGCTTGTACGTTTTCTGATACCTCAGTTTTTTTAGCGTACTTTGAATTTGCAGATGTTTCCTGCTCGTCTACCCCTGATCTTTTTAGTCGGGCTTCAAGGGTCTCTTTTGGGCTTGGTTTAGACATGTCTTTAAGTTTGTCTCTGCCCCTTGTTGCTAGTGCTTCTTGTTCTGAAATAGACTCAAACTCATTTTCCATAAGAAGAACATCTATATCTCCACCTTTATTAATTACTAAGTTTTCTAAAGAGGTGTTATACATGCCGCTTGCGTCTAAATTACTTTGCGCACTACCACCGAATTCGTTAGCATCTTTTAGTATTATTGCGTCCCCTATCCACTCTTGTACTGTAGCGGTGCCTACAACACTCTGTTCTATTGGGAGTTGCATTTTGTTTGCTAACTTAGAACCTTCTTCTTGTATATAAGTAAGCGGTAGTAACTCACTAACTACTGCAGCTATCTCTGCATTTATAGCCGCATTGAGCGTGCCTTTATCTTTTTTAAGGGTTTTGTTCCAGAAGTTAAGAAAACCTTCGGGTACCGTGTACTCGTTATTATAGTTTTGTACAAGTTCTCCGGTCCAAACCCCATTTTCGTTTTGGAAAGCTCCTGCGTTAGTATCATTTTTATACTGTTCCATAAAAGCTAGCGCTACATTGCCCCCGTTCTTTATAATAAGCGAGTCCCTACCCGTTCCGCTAGGAGGAGAATAAGCAATATAATTAGTGTCTGTAAGCTCTTCTATTCTAGTTTCTACTTGGTCGTAAGTAAGCTCTCCTATTGGAGTATCAATATAAGGATTTTCTTCGGTGTTTTTTCTAGCGAGTAGGTATTTTTCCCTAGCTTCTAGGTTTTCTTTAAGCCTCGTTTTGGCCTGGTTAGTTTTTGTTCTTTGCTCTTTACTTTGTCTTTTTGTCTGTTGTGTTTTCATTTCGCCCTCAACTGGGCCGATATCTGAATTTTTAGATCTTTTACCCTCTCCTTCAAAGGCGAATTCAACTACAGGTAAATCATAAAAAACTGCGTAGCCAGACTTGTCCTTTACAAAAACAAGCTCGCCTATACTTACAGTAGCATCTTGTACCGCTTGTTCTATTCTTTGTAGTTTTGGCTCGTTTGTTCTAAAAGACTCTGCAATTTGAGTATAACTTTTAGGGTCCCCGCCTACATTATAAATACCAGAATCAATATCGTTTACTATTTCGTTTATAAGGTTGGAAGTTTTAGATTTTATAGGAAACCCTTCTTCTGTTGTTTTTTCTGGTGTTGTTGTAAATGATTCTTGTGCTCTAGTAGTATTTTTAAAAGTTGGGCCTACTAAAGTTACAGGCGGCCTACCCTCTTTGTTTTTTACCCCATCTGGGTGGTACTCTAGAGTAATATTATTTTGTTCAAAATAGTCAAGTATATCGTTAAAAGCTATTGTTCTAGTTTGAGCAACGCTCATATTAGCAAACTCGGGTCTCTGGCCACTCCTTCTCATTAAAGTAACAAAGCCTTGTATTAATACCCCTATGTCTACTACCCCAGGTTCTTGGTTAGACATTTTTGGGTTCGCGTTTGCGTACGCATCTTTAACTCTAAACTTATGGTTATTATTTTTATTATTATTTTTGCCCCTTTTTTTAGCCTGTGCAATACGAACCGCTACATTTTCTGCAAATGCTTCTGGTTGCAATTCGTTAGGGTTCATTTTTGTTGTTACTTGGGAGTTATCTACAAAGTGCCTTACTAATACAAGACCTTCTTTTTTAGTTTTTTGAAACTCTGTTATGTTGGCGGGTATTTGGTCTTGGACTATTTCTAAACTTGCTCGCAGTTCGCCTAGTTTGGAAACGGGTACTATTCTTATAAACTCACTAGCGTTATCAGTGCTTTGTTTTTCTAAAAACCTAGTAGCTAATCTTTCGGAAATGAGCCCTTTAATTCTATTAAAATCATTTTTAAAATTTGGGTGTATTAAAGACGAAACTAGTGCTATCTGTTGGGGGCTAGCTTTTTTATCCCCTTTGTTATTTATAGAGAAAGGGGTTGGCTCTCCGTCTATTAAATCAACGAACGGGTTTTCTACTGTACCGGATCCACCACGGTTCATTATTTCATCGTTGTCTACTCCAACTGGAATGTTATCGCTAGTTTCTTTCCCCGCAATGTTAGGGTTACTTAATATTTCTCTAGACGGCATAAGCTCATCTTTAGATGTACCCAAAGCCGTACTGGTTCTTTCTAAGTCTGCTACGGTGCTATTTCTTAAAGAGTTAGAAGTTAAGGCTTCTTCTACAAGATCTACTATATTTGATACCGCAACCATAGGGTTTGTACCAAGTGCATCTAGATCAGCTTGGACCCCCGCAGATTTTACGCTACTATCACTTCGCGCTTCTCTAATAGCAGCTAGGGTTTTTAGGTATCTAGCTTTTGTACTTGGTTTAAGTTGGCCTAAAGCTTTTTTTGTGCTGTCTTTTCCTTTGGTAGTATTGTCTACAGCGGGTGTCTCTACACCTGCTTCTTCTAGTTTTGTCCCTAAAGACCCCTGTTTAGTTTTTGCTTCTGTTTGTGCTAGTTTGTTTGCTTGTATTCTTACTTTTTCAGATGTCTCTGCAAAATGTACTAAATCTTTATACTCTACATCTATGCCGAATTCAGTTTTTATATAGTCATTTATTTCTTTTTCGGTTCCTTCTCCTATGTTGCCTCTACGTAGGTCTAGTTGGGAGTTTAAAGAATCTTGTTCTGCATCAGCAGCTAATTTAGAATCTGCTGCTACTTGTTCGCTTCCTTCCGAATCAAACTCTTGATATCTAACTGTATCTGGGTCTTTAGTGTCTTCGTTAAACCCTGTAGTTTCTTGTTCTAAACCTTCCATACGTTCAGCAAAATGTTCTGAAGGGGTTTGATAAACAATGTCATACTTATCTCTTGATCTACCCATAACACGGTTTGCCGCACTTACTGCATTTTCTGTACCGGTTTTACCGTTATCTTCTTTTTCTGTTGTAGTTTGCTGGTACCAAGCTAGCTTACCTGTTTTTTTGTTTCGTATCCCTACAATTTGATCATCCCCAATCCTTCTGCTTCTACTGTACCCAATGTTTTGTGCTAACCAGTCATCTTGCATCTCTGTGTTGTACGGGTCTGCATCTACCATGTTTGAGAAAGCCTGAGCTTTTTTTTCACTCCTAGTAAAAAAAACTCCTTTACCTAAAGATGTCACAGAGAAATACTCGCCGTTGTATTTGTTACTTATTTTATCTTGGACTTTTTGCCATTGTTTTCGGCTATCTATATCTACCCAAACAGAGTCTCTGCCTGATTCATTAAACATCATGTCGAAGTTTTCTTCTATTAAATCAGAGTGTTCTTGGAATACGTGCCCTTCGCCAACTTCGCCTTGTCTTTCATTGTAGACTTGTCTTAAATGTTCTTCGTCTAAACTTCTGTTTAATAGTTCTCTACTTTTGTTAAATACAGCAGGGCCAGAACCTATAGCTCCACCCAAACCTGCTCCCCCAAAGAACCCTGCAAATGCTGCGTGTTTTCTATCTAAATTAGCATTAGCTGTTGTGTAAGTATCATCTATTCTAAATTTTTGTTGTACAGACAGTTCTTCTTGTAGTAATTCTGCTAAACCTTCTGAAAATGCGGTAACTCCTGTTATGTATCCTAAATCTTTAAGTACGCTAGTCTTATTAGCATTTCGTAATAAGAAAGGGTCGTCCCCTACTGCTTGTCTTTTAACCCTACCTTTTTTTAGAGTTCGTAAAAAACTTCCAGCTACAGCTGCTTCAGAACCTACGCCTATACCTGCAAAAACTCCACCCTGTAGAAAAGATGCAACCGCGTCTCCTTTTGTAGTCATGCCTTGTTCTGCATAATCTCCGTACGCGATACCAGATCCCTGGCGGAACTCTTGTCCGAGAGCCCCTGCTATCCCGCCTTGCGCAAATCTTTTGTTTAGTTTTTGGCCACGTAAGGCTAAGTAGATTGCATCTAGGTCTAGCTCTTCCTGCATTCTCATTTTAGGATAAGGTAAAGCAGTCTTATTTTTTGTAGCTAATGCATTTTTATAACTTTTTTCGATTAAATTTTCTGCGTACTCTCTACTGCCGCCTCTTTCTGCGATTCTTCTTGGTACGTTTTTTAAGGTAGTTCTACCTATTGCAGCAGCTCCTATTAAGCCTGGCGTTGCGGTACCCCCGGTTGCTATAGTTATACCCGCTACGGCTGCTCCGGCAAGTGCAGCTTCTGCTACGGTTGCTACAGCAGAAGGTACAAATTGCCCTGTTGCTGACGCCATTTGATTAAAAAAGCCTGAAATGGTGGGTTCTTCTAGGAACTCATCAAACTGTTCCATACCAGCTAATGGTATAGCGGCTTCATTTGATAGCCTTCCAGCTTCTTCGAGACGGTTCTGCATTGCATTTTCATCGCCTTTGAGCGTAGCAATAGCAGCCATAAAGTTTTGGTTTTGTGCTTGTACGTTTGAAACACCAGACGCTACACCTGCTTTAAATGCTTGTATAGGGTTATCTACTGCTTCTACATAAGGATCTGTTTCTCTAGCTACTCTACCTGCTTGTGCAAGTTCTTCTTGGCTAGAAACTTCCGGGTTAGCCATTCGTCCACTTCTAAATTGAGCTACAGCGTCTTCAGTTGCCATATTTAACCTTTATCTTCAGTTAAGAAATCCATTAGGATGCCTCTTTCTCTGCTTCCCCTATCCCCAAACAGTTCTTCTAGCTGTATCCCGTTTAGTCTTGTATCTGTTCTTTTCCCAGTACCGTCGTAGAAATTTATTGATTCTATATACCTCTTAGGGGGTTTGCCTCTTACTGCAGTTGTGTATTTAACCCTGTCTAGTTGGTTTCCTAGAGTCTCTTGAGCTGACTGTCTAAACCAGTCCCCAAACTTCTTATTTCCGCTATTGGCAGCATACCCAAACAAAGCTTGGCCCATAGTTGTTTTAACGATCTCATATGCCTCTTTATTTGTAGAACTCAGTATAGGTTTATTATTATCGTCAAATTGAATTGGTGCACCATTACGGCCACCGCTAATATAAAATTGTTGCATAGTAGCGTTAAAAGCCGCTATCGAGCCTTCTGCCCTAAGAGGACTTAATATAGATAGAGAAGGGTCACCATTTGCTTTTATTCTTAATGTATTAGTAAACGTCTCGTTTCTAGTTATTAGTTTTTCAGCAGCTGCTTTAGATGCAGCAGTAGTTTGTTTTTGCCTAAACTCACTGCTCATTCTGCTTTGGTTTATAAGGAACTGCGCGTTGTCTTGTGCAAACTTCGATTCGTCCATATTTGTAGCACCACCCGAACCAAACATATTAGCCATGGTATTAAAAGTACTTAAAAACGCTTCTTGTCCAGAAGCTGCCGCTGCTATACCAGCAGCTATTTCCATCATACCAAAACGTGGTCCAAACTCAAATGCGGGTATTTTTGATAGGTCTTTTTCTTCTTTTACATCGTATTTAGTTAATACTTCTTTTATTTTATTAAGAACGTTTTCATCAGTCCCTATAAGTTTTAAAGAGGCTTCGTTATCAGTAGCGTATTTTTCTAGGCCTGCCATGTCAGTAAAATCTGGTGAAGGAAGGTTATACTTTTCTTCTACTTCTTTAGATATACCTAAGTCTTTCAGTACGTCGCTTGTGCCTTCGGGTTTGTTAGCCTCGGCTTTCGCATCCATATAATCGCCTAAAGCTTTTTTTCTTAGTTGCTGCCTTTTAAAACCGGGCATTACTTTCCTTCTGCTCGCAGGTAAACTTTCGTTGTCTTTTATTTTGTTATACGTGTCAGCGTCTAAATACCCTAACTGCACTAGCAGTTCATCGCTGAACTCTTTTTGTGCATTTAGTAAATCAGAACCTCTTCCTGTAGTAGTTAGAGCAGTATCTATTTTATTAGAAGTAAACTTATCCATTTCTATAAGCTCTTGTACATTTGTAGGCACACCTTGCTCTTGATTTGCGCCAGATACGTCATCCTGCATAGCTAAGTTTCTTGTGCCAGGAAGTCTTTGTTCTATAGTGCCGTCTCTATTAACAGCTTCTTTAGGAGTTTCCCCTGGATTTGTTTTCTCTTCTTCTAGGTTAGCTATACCATTTTTAATAGCCTCCCTTATAATTTCTAATTGTTCTGCGCCATCTTTGGGAGTAATCTCTCCGTTTGCTACTTGTTCTTCTATAGCGGCTATTGTTTCTTGGGCATTCTTATCTTCTGCTGCTGCAATACCTTGTTGAGAAGCCGCTCCTAAAGTGACTGCCCCTTTACTTCTTATTGCTTGTTGCCCAAGTAAAATTGTATTTAGTTGGTCTTTCATATCATTTGGGTTTGTAAACAATACAACATCATTTGGGTCGTTACTAAACCCTAAAGTTTTTGGTACTAAACCTTGTTTGCCTCGTACAGAAAACGAAATCTTCCCATCCTCTGGGTCTACATTAATACCTACTATTGCCCCTCTCTCTGTTTTATTTGTATTTATATCTGTGTAGGAACTGGCAATATTGCTAGAGTTAAGTATTTTTAAAATCTTAGCTTCGTGTATAAATTTACCTGTTTTTGGGTCCGTTCGCCCTAGCTCACCCCACCCCTCATCAGTTATAGCGCCTATAGAAGGCCCGCCATCTGGATTCCTGTACATATTAACAGGGTTTATAAAGCTACCATCTTCTTTTTTTAAGCTTATATTAGCTGAAAAATCAGATGTTTCTTGTGCGTTTGTTTGGTCTAAACTTTTTCTATTTCTCTGGTACGCGCTTATTTGAGCTATTTGTGCTGCAGTTGCCATTTTATACTCCGAATGCTGCTAGCAGCATGGTTGTACCTAACCCAGTCATCTGAGAAGAGTAGTTAGCTTTGGCTTGTCCATAAGCATTCCGTCTTTGAGAAGCCATAGCGGCAGAATCGCCTAGGCCTTGCATAGCGCTATTATTTACGCCCTGCCCTATGCCTATAAGTTCTTGCAACGTGCTTTGGTTTACTTGTCGCTGTTGTATACGCGCGTTGTTTACGCCGCCCGCTAAGTTTAATTTTCCGCCCCTTTGTTGGGCTCGTTGCTGTTCTTGTTTTTGTACGTTACTTAAACCCGCTCCGCCGTACCGTTCAGTGTTTCTTTTTGCTACGCCTTCCGCTATCTTAGATTGTTTTGGAGCGTTTTCTCTAGCGTTATCAATTATGCTAGTGTCGTTAGTAGCATCTAAAAGCCTTTCTTCAAAAGCCCTAAAGTTGTTTAAATAGTCGTCATAGTCTTGTCGTGTTATATCAGCAAACGCGGCTTCGGGGTCGTTTACTTGTTCCATGTTTGATACATTATCGCGTTGGTTGCCATACATGCCCGCGTAAGTACTTCTAATATAACCTAAACTCATGTGTACTTCTCTCCTCTACCAGCTATATCAATACCACCAAAACCTTTTTCGAAAAAGCTACCTTGGTCGGCTGATTTGCGGACGCCATCTTCGCTCTTGTCTATACCGGCTTTTGTTTCTGCTTGTTCAAAAGCATTTGCATCGCCTACATTGGACGCAAATTGCGCTCCTAATCTACCGCCAGCTTTAATCATAGCGTTTCTTCTTGTTTCTTTTGCTGTAGCAGCAGCTAACAGATTAGACGTTTCTATTTTACCGGCCCTAGCTAAACCAGCTGTAGCTGTATTAGCTAAACCCCTAGCATTTTTAAGGACTCCCAACTGGTCTTCTCTTTTTCCTACCGTGCCTTGGAAAAAAGCATTTGCCGCTTGCCCCGTAGCAGCAGAAGCAAGATTCGCAGAAGAGTCTACGGACCGCGTTGCAGCAAGAGTGGGTCTATCTGTAAGAGCTTGCATAGTGTCCGCGTTTCCTCTTCCTTCTGCTACACCTGTATAGTCTTGTTTCTCAGACGTATCTCTCGCCTCTTTTAATTTAGGTAGGTAAGCTTCTCTAAAGAATTTTTTGTCGGCCAAGCCAATAGACGCTGTAGCTTTCTCTGATTCGCTAGCTTTATATGCTGATGCTTTTGGTTTACTCATCCACCTGTCTCCTAAAAATTCGTGCGTCTACGTTCCAGCCGCGTTTTATTGCGTACGGTTCCATTTCTGGAATCGCTGACTGGGCTTCTATATATTTACACCCTAAACTTCTTGCCGTGTTTTCAAACCACCCCTCGTGGCCTAGCCATTCGTGGTTCCCTTTTGTATAAGTATACGCTAACCAAATGTACAATGTCTTGTGTTTTGTATACTTATCTATCTCTATTGTTAGTACTAAAAAGCCGGTGGGGGAAGTAAATAAAAACGCATTTTCATTTACACACTCACTGTAAACATCTTCCGGTATAAAAGTAAGGGCGGGTATTTGTGTCAGTATGTTTTCTATCCCTTCTTTTACTTGAGGCCAACAGCTTCTTATATCTGCTAGCTGTGGCTCACTAATACTAGTAATCGATTTCCTTTCCATATTTACCATACCGCCTCCTGGGCATTCCAATTCCTTTATACTTAACTGTCCTGTTTACCCCAAGGTCTCCGCCTCTAGCTCTAAGTTCTGCTTGTTGTATTTCTTGGTTAAACTGCAAAAGATACTCCCTAGCTGCGGGTACGTCTGTCCATTCTTTATTAGGCATACGTAATAGTCTGTACAAAGCGCCGTATATTATGCCGTCTCTGTACGTATTTGAGAAAGTTGTATCTATGCTACTAGTTGTTCTTGTTGGTTTTAAAGCTACGCTAACTAAAAGCCCGTTGGTTTGCGTAGTTTGAGGTACCGGTATTACACAAAAATTAGAGGGGGTTTTTTGTAGGTACACATGCGGCCTAGCTGTTCTATTTCTCCAGTCCGGGTAGTTTAATTCTAAACTACGTGGGCTTATAGGATCCATGTCGTTACCATCAAATGTCATCCACAATATCTGGTGTATTTCTGTACCGGTTGGTTGGTCAAAATCATATTCGTACACCCCTGCTACGGTAGTAATAGGGTCTAGGTCTAGTGTGTATGCTTTAGACCTTTCGCAAAACTCTATGGTTGCAGATCTTATATTAGTTTCTACTAAAGAGTCCGGGCACATAGAAACGTACGGAAGAACTTCTTTAACTAGGGAGGAAAAGTTAGCCATGGCTAACGCAGGTTGCCTGGTACTGGCTGAGAACTATCATTATTAGGGCTTAGTATATCTTGGGCTTGTTGCCCTGTACCTACACTTGCTGTAAATAATTGGTAGTGTTGCCCCGCTCTTTGTGAGTTTCCTGCGTACTCAGCATCTTTCATATAACACCTGTATAGAACAAAATCTATAATTGCGTTTGCATGTATATCATCTACTGATATAACGGCGCTAGTGTTTGCTAAATTTGCTGGGGTGGCTGAAAAAACTATTTCTACAAATGCAGTTCCGGCAACACCGGGATATACATAGTATTTTCTAGGATCATCTTCGTCGAATATATAGTGTTTTGGTATAGTTCCGTGCGCGGCATCTCCACTCACAGAAGGGTTATGCCAATCGGGTTCTTGTGTGTTTAAAATATCAACGTTAACAATTCTGATTGCTCGTTTACCAGTAGCACCGGTACTAGCCGCACTCATTCCTCTTACAACTTTAATTAATCTTAACCCACCAGAAGGTAGAGTTTGTTCAGTACCCGTAACTAATTGTATATTTTGATGTGTGGAAGAAGATTCAGGTCTTAGGTTAACTATCTCTCTTTGAGCATCATTAATATACCTAAGCAATTCTGCTTCCGGCCATCTAACACTTGTTGTGTCTTGTAAGGTGTCTTGAACCCTACTTATTATATTAGCGCCCGTTAGTGTACCCGCCATAATCTATCCTTTATTGCGCAGCTTGTATTTCTTTAATTAAGTCTGCTTTCTTTTTTCTTTTGTCTAGTTCCATACCTAAAGTACGGCCGTGTTCTTCGAGTTGCCCTTTAGTCATAGCTTCCAGGTCTAGCGGAGTTTCTTCTACAGTTACTTCTTCTACTATAGATAATTCTACGGGTGTTTCTTTTTCTACTGGGACGTCAGTTACTTGCGTACATCCTGATTGCAAACATAGCAAGCCCATGTCGTATCCTACTTGTCTTGGCACTCCTGCTGTTAAATTAACAACGGCTCCCCAAGTTGAGGCTACATATTTATCTTCTTTTTCTGAAACAATCCACATAATTTTCTCCTAAAATTTAAAAGTTATAGGTGGTCAATGAAGACCACCTATAAAATATAACACAATTAATAAGCTACATCTAATCTTATTACGCCGAAGTCTTCAGACTGACCAGTGTGGTCGCTGTTAAACTTAGGTTTTTTAAGACCGAATATCTTACCAATTGAAATACCGTTCTGGTTTCCGTAGTCGAAAGTATCTTCTACTATTTCTGGGATTCCGATATCTGCCATTGCTAATGCTTGCGCACCTGCAAAAATACATGCAGATCCATTCACGTTAGCCCCAGCGCCCCATTTGTAACCAGCGGCTCCAGCATTACCTGATGCTCCACTTATAGCTCCATTTGTATTAAACACGTGTCTAAACTCGTGGATCATAACTCCGTCAACCATTAAGCTTGAAGAACCAGAGAATAAGGTTGAGCTCGGTCCTCTAACACCAGCATTTCTTACGTTAGTAAGAAAATCTGTATCAAGTTTTAAGTCAGCCATTACTTGTGGAGTAACAAAAAGATGGAACATCTCGTCATTACCAGCACTTCTAATACCTCTAATGTATTGGTCTTTAGCATATGCTTTTAGATCAACAATAGCACCATAAGTTAGTTTGTCAGCTGCAACAGTTGCAGTAACATCACCAGCTACGATACCATTAGTAGCATCAAATCTTCTATGTCTGTTAGACGTAGGAGCAGTTATATCGCTTGAGAAAGCTAGATCGCCAAGATTCTGTCCTGAATTCATTACAGGTCTTAGTGATCCATTATTCTTAAGTGTATAGCCAATGCCACTTAGGGTTAAAAATGCTAATTGGTCCATTCTGTCAGCCATTGCGTAAGCAAGTGCGTCTCTTGAATGTTCTCTAAAGTTCACAACTGACTTCTGGTCGTTCATTCTACCTGAAAGTCTGTTAGCGAATCTTAGTTGATCCAATTGTACTACTATGTCGAAAGCTCTTAATGATTCTTCATTACCTTCTAAAGTATTGTCTCCAACGATACCGTCACCAGTCATATCGGCTAAAAGAGTTAAAACTGCTCTAGCTCCTTTTTCTGATTGAGTAAGTTCAGATATTCTCTGAACCATTGCGTTAGATCCGCTACCTGCGAATTGGTTAATGAAGGACATATTTCTTGCGACACGCCAAAAGTCACGCGACCAAATTGTTAAT